ACAACAAATCATAATTTTGTTAACGGACAGTCAATCATTTATAGTAATAATGGAAATCAAAGTCTAGGAATAGGAACCTTTGGACCTCCTGATAATGTTTTCAACAGAATTGGAAATAAAACTCTGGTTAATGGTTCTGAGTATTATGTCCAAATCGTTAACCCAAGTAGCATAAAGTTATATCAGACTTTTAGTGATTATTATGTTGGAGTAAACACTGTTGGATTTACTACCGAAAATACAACAGGAATTCATAAATTTAGAACTCTTGAGAAGAATACTTTAAGAGAAATTAAAGTTATAGAACCTGGTAGTGGTTATCAATCTAGAAACTTATATGTAAAACCAACAGGTATATCTTCTGAAAGAGACTGTGTAATATTTAAAAATCACAACTTTAATGATGGTGATATTATTGAATATAATATTTCATCAATCGATGGTGTAACTTCACCATCTGTAATTTCTGGTCTATCTACAGAAAATTCATATTATATCTTAAAAATAGATAATGACTCCTTCAGAGTAGCAAATGCTGGAATTGGAGCATCAATCGTTTCAAATTATGAAAGAAAGAACTACGTTAAGTTCTCTTCTACTGGAACTGGATATCAAATCTTTAAGTATCCAAATATTGAAATAAACGTCAATGTTTCGTTCGGTAGCACGGTTGTTGGTATTATTACTGCAACTCCAGTTATTAGAGGACAACTTATTGATGCATATTTGTATGAAAAAGGAACAGGATATGGTTCAAACATTCTAAACTTTGTTAAAAAACCAAAAATTAGAATTAAGAATGGTAAAAATGCTGAAGTAGAACCAATTGTTAAGAATGGAAAAATAATTCAAGTTCAGGTTCTGTCTTCTGGTTCTGAGTATTATTCAGTTCCCAATTTAAAAATTATTGGCGATGGTTTTGGCGCTGTATTAAGACCAGTAATATCAAACCAAAAACTAGTAAGTGTAATTGTTATTAACTCAGGAACAAACTATAATCAAGAAACAACCAAAATTAATGTAGTTGCGGCAGGTTCTGGAGCAATAATTGATCCTTCTATTAGATCTCTAACTTTAAATGAACAGTATAGAAACTCGGAAGATACTCTAATCGATACTCAAAATAACTTACAATATTCTATTGTCGGTTATTCTACAAACACTGTTGCAAGTGATTTTGGCGATACTGGGTCATCCCATTCACCAATAATTGGATGGGCATATGATGGAAATCCAATCTATGGTCCATATGGTTTTTCAGATCCCGAGAACATTTCATCTAGTATTAGATTGTTAAAAAGTGGATATGTTTTAGATTCGTCTAGAGTTGAAAATAGACCAAGTTCTTTTGATGCTGGTTTCTTTGTAGAAGACTATGTTTATACTAATGCTGGCGACTTAGATGTTCACAATGGAAGATTCTGCAAAACATCAGAATTTCCTAATGGAACTTATGCTTACTTCGTTGGTATTGCAACAGATACTGCAACAAACACTTTAAAACCAGCATATCCTTACTTTGTTGGTGATTCATATAGATCGGTAGTTAATACTGATAACTTTATTTTAAATCAAACTTTTGACTTTAATAACTCCGATCTGATAAGAAATACGTTCCCATATAAAGTTGGTGATAGATATGCTGATAACGATTTCTTAGTGGAATCAAATGAAATTATTACACAACAAACTTTAATCGAATCTGTAACCAAAGGTTCAGTTACTTCCGTATCAATTGATGAACCTGGTGATGGATATCGTGTTGGAGAAATTTCTATCTTTGATGATTCAAACACAAGTGGAAATGGTTTAAGTCTTGAAATATCTGAAGTTGAAGGAAAGGTAATTACTAATGTTTCCACTTCCGTAGAAACTTATAACAACTCAGTCTTTGTTTGGAAGGATAAGGAGACTGTAGAAGCAGTTATTTCACCATTCCACACTATAAGCGATAATGAGTATGTAAGTATTTCAGGTTTATCGACATCAATATACAAATTAGATAGAACTCACAAGGTAGGAGTTACGACTGCTAGAGTAAACTTAGTAAAAAATATTAGTGCAGTTGTCGCACCGGGAACTATTGAAGATATCTTTATCTCAAACATCCCATCTACTGTTTCAGTTGGTAGCACTATTACAATTGGAATTGGTGGATCTGAAACTTTAAGAGTACTTAATGTTTATAATGAAGGATCTATTCTAAGAGTAAGAAGATCAGACACTGGTGTAGCACACACTGCATCGAGTCAAGTAAACGTAATACCAAACAAAATTGAAATACCACTTAATGCAAATTATTTTGACTCAAGTGTAAATGATATTGTTTACTTCAATCCAAAACAAAGTGTAGGTGTTGGAACAACTATTGGTGGTTCTTCTACAATTATAAACACCGTAGGTGAAACATCCAAAAATATTTCTATATTGAATAGAAGCATCTATTTACCAAATCATCCATTTAAATCTGGACAGCAAGTTACACTCACTAAAAAAGATGGAACTTCTTCATTCTTATGTTCTGTTGATGGTGGAGTTACAGTATTCAACCTACCAAGTTCAGTTTCACAAACAGTTTATGTTATCAATAAATCAAAAGATTTTATTGGAATAACAACTGCTGTTGGATTAACTACAAACACTGAAGGTGTAGCATTTACAACCAATGGTTCTGATAGTTATGAATACTATATTACTAGCAATCTAACTCAAGTAACTGGAAAAGTTGAAAAAATTAAGTCAACAGTTTCTGTTTCAACATCACATGGTTTGCAGATAGGAGATATTGTAACTCTTAATGTTTATCCTAATGTAACAACCGGAATAGGAAACTCCAGTTCAGTAAGAATTAAGTATAACCAAGAATATGATAAAGTTTTAGTCAACTCAATCGGATTTAATTCAACAGGAATTAATACCAGTGCTTCTCAGATAACAATTGATGCATCTAATCTAAAGACGGGTGATAAAATATTCTATAATTCTACTGACTTAGTTGCTTCTGGACTTCAAACTGGAACATATTTTATTTACAAAATTGATGATAGTACAATAAAATTATCCAATACTTATTATGATACAACTTTAAAATATCCAAATACCATTTCAATAGTTGGTGCTGGAGGTTCTGGACATGAAATAAGTCTGGTTAATCCACAAATTCCAATTGTTAGAAACTCGGACTTAGTTTTCAATGTTTCAAATTCTTCACTGCAAAATAGAAAGTTAAAAATATTCTATGATCAGAATTTTGATGATGAATTTGTATCTATTGGAAACACTTCAACGTTTAATATTTCTGGAGTAGGAACAATTGGTATATCAACCAGTGCAACGTTTACTCTGAAGTATTCTGATGGAGTTCCTTCCAAACTTTATTATACTCTAGAAAAGTCTGGATATCTGAGCACTTCAGATACTGAAGTTAGAAATCATTCTGAAATTTCATTTGTTGATAGTGCTTATAATGGCACTTACACCGTAACCGGAACAGGAACAACCACGTTTAATATTGCACTATCCAAGGCACCAGAAAGAAATACGTTATATCCAACCCAACACGATGTATTAAAGTACACAACTTCATCTAGAACAACTTCTGGAGGGATTGGTAAATTAAAAACTATATTTGCAGGTTACAACTATAAGAAAGTGCCTAAGTTTGTTGGGTTCTCATCAAGTAGTGGAGAAAATGCAAACATTATTGCAAACTCAACCACAATTGGTAAGATTAATAAAACCAGAATCTTAAATGCTGGTTTTGAATATTCTTCTGATAAGACTATCAGACCAGAAGCTTACGTATCACCAATTATCTTTACTGAAAAATCAAATACTATTTCAAATGTACTGGTCACTGACGGTGGTAAAAATTATTCTTCGGCACCAAATCTGATAATTGTCGATCCAGAAACGGGAGAAGTTGTAGATAGTACCTCACTATCCTGCACGATATCTGGAAGTTCAGTAAACTCCGTAAAAATTATTTCAAACCCATATGGTTTAAGTTCTGTTCAACAAAGAATTATTGCGATAGACAACAGTAATGGAGTTTCAATTAGTTCGATTACATCTTCACCTGCTGGAATTGTAACATGTGTTCTTTCTACTCCCATTTTAGGATTTACAACTAATATTTTCTCAATTGGTGAAGAAATTTTTGTTGAAGGAATTGAAAAAGATAGTACTGCTGGTGATGGATTCAATTCGGCAGATTATGGATATCAATTCTTTAGAGTAAGTTCCTACACAAATACGAACCCAGCTGTTGTAGAGTTTAGTCTTTCAGGAATTGCAACAAATGCTGGTTTTGCAAAAACAAACCAGGGATATGCTTCAATCGTTTCTAGAAATAACTATCCAGTTTTTGATATTACTCAAACCTTTGCAACTCTAAACAGTGGTGAAAAACTTTTAACAAGCACTGGGGGTGGATATATCGAAAGAGACCTATACGTTTCAGAAAGCACAAGAAACTATATTAAGGTAAATGGTTCATATACACTTTCAGTTGGTGAAAAGGTAAAGGGTAAAAATTCTGGAGTCATTGTAACAGTTAAGAGTATAACTGAGAACAAAGGTCAATTTAAAGTTGATTATGCAACAAGACAAGACTATGGTTGGATAAGTGACACTGGAAAATTAAATGAATCATATCAAGTAACCTCTGATAACGATTATTATCAGAATCTATCTTACTCAGTAAGAAGTAAAATTCAGTATGATGAAATGATAGATCCAGTAAATCGTCTTCTTCATACTTCTGGTCTCAAGAATTTCTCAGATACTCAAATAGAATCAAAAGTTGGAAGTAAAGTTTCTTATGCTTCTACAACTAATGATACGATTGTCCTTGATATCATTGATAATAAGAGAGTTGATGCTATCAATAACTTCGATTTAACTCTAGATATTGATACATCATCTAATCAAACGAAGTCTAAGTTCTTAAAATTCAAGAATAAAAAACTAACTGATTATATCAAGTGTTTAACGAATAGAGTTCTACTTATTGATGATATTGAGTCTAGATTCTCCAACAGAGAATCAAATTCAGATACTTTTGTAGATATTGACTTCTTAGATGATACTTATTCAAGATATTTAATTCAAGTAATAAATCCAAATAATCTAGATCGTCAAATATACGAATTTACAGTATTAAAAGATACTGGAAATTCTTATGTCTTAGAAAAAGGTTCTTTATCAAATACTAATATATCTCTAGGCGAAATTAGTGGTAAGAGTGATAGTGAAGGTCAATCAATTAGATTTACCCCTACAGATTTTTACGACACTGATTATGATATCAAAATGGTGAAGACTAGATTCAACTCCTCCGTAAATGGAATAGGTACACAGTCTGTTGGATTTGTAAACCTCACGGGAGTTAATAAGTCTGTTGGTATTGGAACAACTGTAACGCTACTATCTTTCAACAAAGACAATGTTCAGAGTTTGTATGCGAACATTCAAATTCTAAACACTGTTACAGAAAAAATGAACTATGTTGAGTTACTACTAGATCATGACGGAACAAACACATATCAGGCAGATTTTTACTTTGATAGTAGTGGTGTTCAAGGAAATTCTTCAAACTATATGGGAACATTTGATTCCACCATCTCTGCTGGAATTGTTTCCTTAACTTATTACAATACAGAAAGTAACGTTGTTCTTGTAAGATCTAGTATCGTTGGATTTGGTTCTACTTCTACTGGTATAGGAACATATAGATTCTTAGCTTCTGGACAACCAGGTGGTAGTGAGAGCAGTGCTAGATATGAGTCATCATATACTGTTTCATCTGGAACAACAAGTGTTATTGGCGTATCGACTGGTAATGTATCTTCTCTCAAGTCTCTTGTAAGAGTCTCATATGGAAATACGTCTGCTGTACATCAAGTCTTGATGCTTCAAGATTCTTCAAACGTATACACAGTTCAGTATCCATTCCTATCAATAGGCAGCACTTCTGGAATTGGAACATTCGGTGGAGAGATAAATGGTTCCTCTACTTATCTTAAGTTCTATCCTGATCCATTAATTAGTTCAAATATTCAAGTACAGAGTTTTAATGAAATTATTTACTTTGAAAATGATTATGATAATGCTCCACAAAACTTAGACTACGGAACAGCAACAAGTCTTGTTCAACTATCTGCTTATGATGCAATTAATGGAAATAGAGCAAACAGACTCGATTTTGATATCAGATATGATGGAACTCAAATATACGTCAAGACATTTAATCCAGCAACCTCAAGTGTTTTAAATCCAGTTACAGGCATCTTCACAATTCCAAATCATTTCTTTAGTACTGGAGAAGAACTCTATTATGAACCAGGTTCTTCGTTTGTTGGAGTTGGTGCTACTGGAGTTGGAATCGGTGCAACCGCAAACTATGTTGGAGTTGTAACTACAATACTACCTCCAAAAGTTTATGCAATCAAAGTAAATGATTCTCAATTTAAGTTATCAACTAAGAGAGAATATGCACTTGCAGGAATATTTGTAACATTTACATCATCTGGAACTGGTAATGCACATACTCTTGAGATGTCCAAAAAACTTGAAAAAACCATAATATCACTTAATGGTGTAGTTCAAAAACCACTTACTTTTGTACCAATATCATACACTGTAGCAAATAATTACGGGCAAGTAGGATTAGCCGCTACATTCTTCTCACTTTCTGGTATTTCTTCCATCAAACCAAAAGATATCATAAAGATTGACGAAGAATATATGAGTGTAACTGACGTTGGAATAGGTACAACTACAACTGGACCAATTAGTGGAGTTGGAACTTTCCCATTAATTGAAGTTACTCGGGGATACGTTGGCAGTGCTGCAACATCACATAGTAATGGTGCTTTAGCTCAAATTTATAGAGGTGCATATAACATTGAAAATAACAAAATTTGGTTTACTGAGGCGCCTAAAGGAAATCCAAGACAAAGGAGAAATCAGTCTAATTTACCAGTACCAAAAACAACATTTAATGGTAGAGTTTATTTAAGAAATGATTACACTACAAATGTAATATATGATGATGTATCTGATCAGTTTACTGGTATTGGACAAACTTACGTAGTAACAGTTCAAGGTATAAACACTACAGGAATTCAAACTGGAAGTGGAGTTCTATTCTTAAATGATATTTTCCAAACTCCAACAACATCAAATAATGCAGGTAATAACTATGATGTATCAACACAGTCTGGTATTTCCAGTGTTAGATTTACAGGAATAACATCTACTAACGGGCAAATTATTGTTTCTCCTGGTGATGTAAATCAAAACCAACTTCCAAGAGGAGGAATTATTGTTTCTCTTGGTTCTACTTCTGGTGCTGGTTTTGCTCCTCTTGTTGGAGCATCAGTGACTGCCGTAGTTTCTGGCGGAGTTATCACTTCAGTTGGTATTGGAACGACAGATATTGTTGGTTCTGGTTATCGTGGTGTAGTTTCAATTGGTGTTACTGAAACTGGACATGCAGGAACCGCTGCTAATATCACAGCAACTGTTGGTGCTGGTGGAACTCTAACGTTTAACGTTGTTTCTGGAGGCACAGGATACACGAATCCACGCATATTGGTATCTGAACCAAATTATGAAAACTTACCAGTCATAGGCGTTTCTAGAGCTGGTGTGGGAGCAACTACCGATACTGGTTCAAACTTACTAATAACTTTAGACGTTGGAGCAATTTCAACAACTGGTATCGGATCAACACTATTTGAAGTATCCTCGTTCAAAATTTCAAGACCAGGATATGGATTTAAAGTTGGTGATGTATTTAAACCAGTTGGTTTAGTTACTGCTAGAGGACTTAATGCCCCATTGCAAGAGTTTGAACTGACTGTCTTGGATACATTCACAGATTCATTCTCATTCTGGCAGTTTGGTGAACTTGATTACATCGATTCCATCAAGAATCTACAAAACAACCAAAGAAAGAGATTTCCACTTTATTATAATGGTCAACTGTTGAGTTTTGAAAAAGATCCATCAAATACAACTTCTGTTAATATTGATCTTAATGCAGTTCTATTAATATTCATTAATGGAGTTATACAGCAACCAGGTGTTGCTTATCAGTTCGACGGTGGAACATCATTCGTGTTTACCGATCCACCAAGAGTTGAAGATAATATTGCTATCTTCTTCTACAGAGGGACAAGAGGTGATGATACAGTATTCGTGAACGTTGCTGAAACTGTTAAAATTGGAGATTCGGTTCAAGTTTTCAGAAATAATGACTTTGATCAAACAATAAGTCAGAATCAAAGAGTTATATCTAATATTCCAGGGTCTGATAAAATTGAAACTGAAATTTATACTGCTCAAGGAATAGATGAAACATATTATAAACCACTAACCTGGATTAAACAAAAGGTTGACAAAGTTATTAACCTTGATATTGTCTCCAAAGAAAGAGATTCACTAGAAACTCAAATTTATCCAACTGCAAAAATCATTAAAGATGTACAAGCATCCGATAATTCAATATTTGTAGATGATGCATCATTCTTCAATTATGAAGAAAATAATTATTCTATCACTATTGATAGTGTAGAGGGACTGATTGTTCAGGGAACAGATCCAGTATCTGCTGCAATCACTGCTGTAGTTTCTACCGCTGGAACTATCTCTTCGCTGAGCGTAGTTAACTTTGGAACTGGATACTCTGGTTCCGCAACCATTAAAATTGCATCTCCGTCAACAATTGGAGTTGGAGTAGGAAGCACTGCTACCGCAACAGTTTCCATTGTTGGAGGTTCAATAACAACTCCAGTTATTACTAACCCAGGTTTTGGATACACTTCATCCAATCCTCCACAAGTTATTGTATCATATCCCGACATTCAGGTAGAGAAAGTTACGAATATTACAACAGTTGAAGGATTTGCAGGAATTATAACTGGTATCACCACAACAACTGGAACTTCAGGTAATCCACTTGCTCTAAAACTCTTCGTTCAAGGACCAAGTGGATTTAGTGGTCTTGCAACTGGACATCCAATTCTAATTAAAGATACAACAGTTGGAAATGGTTTAACTTCAATAAACAATCTTGATAGTTCGGTTATTGGAATAGGAACAACAAATGTTGATAATGTTTATATTGTTGCTAACATTGTACCCGCAGCAACAAACGCTGAGATTATAGTAAATGTAAAATCAGATTCTAACGTATCTGGAGTTTCTACTTTTGGATCTTCTTCCTCTCCAGTTGGAAGATATTCATGGGGTAAACTTTCTGGAATAAACAGAGGCACTTCTCCAGTTGCTATTGGAGTTTCTGGTTTAACAGTTGATGTTGGTTTATCAACATTCCCAACCATTCAAAGAAGAGGATTTGGACTTAGAGATACTGGTGCTCTTAGAAAGAGATCAAATGTATAGTATAAATATAGGAAAAAGCTAATAATATGTCTGCAATTGTAACAGATCAGTTTAGAATCTTAAATACTGATAACTTTATTGAATCTGTTGAAAATGATTCTAATTCCTATTACATTTTTGTAGGGCTACCCAATCCTACACAAGTTGGTTTTGGTAGGTCAACAACCTGGAACACAAACGTTCCTAACCCTACAGATAATTTTTCATATCAAGCACATACATCTGATACGATGTTGTTTGGTAAGAAAATAACAACTGCTAATGTAAAGAGAGTTATTAGGAGAATTGATTGGACTAAAGGCACAAGATATGAAATGTATCGTAATGACTACAGTGCTAATAATCCTTCACCATTTACACAGTCTTCGAGACTATATGATTCAAACTACTATGTAATCAACTCTGACTACAGAGTTTATATCTGCGTAGATAATGGTTCTTCTGGAATCAACACTACAGGAAATGCTTCACAAGATGAGCCAACTTTTACAGACTTAGAACCATCTGCTGCTGGTTCTAGTGGTGATGGATACGTTTGGAAATACTTATTCAGTATTTCTCCTGGAGATATTATTAAGTTTGATTCTACAGAATATATTACTGTTCCAAATGATTGGGCAACATCAACCGATTCTCAAATACAAGCGGTTAGAGAAAATGGTGATTCTACGGTAAACTCAAATCAAATTAAAAAAGTTTATATTGATAACCCTGGAGCAAACTATTCAAATGGTGTAGGGCAAGAACTAAACATTTTAGGTGATGGTTCTGGAGCAAAAGTTATTGTTGATGTTGTTGGTGGAAAAATTACAAACACAACAGTTTCCTCTGGTGGAAAAGGATATAGTTATGGTTTAGTTGATTTAGGATCCATCAATGGAAACTCAACTGGTTCCTTTGCAAAACTGATACCCATCATTCCACCATCCAGAGGACATGGTTATGATATTTACAAAGAATTGGGAACTGATAGAGTTATTCTTTATGCAAGATTTGACGACTCAACAAAGGATTTTCCAATTGATACGAAATTTGCACAGGTTGGTATATTAAAAAATCCAACTTCAATTGGATCAACTGGAACGTTCACTCAAAGTCAGTTTTCATCCACATATTCGCTGAAGTTTTCTTCTGTTACTGGAACTCCAACCATTGGAGAAAAGATAACTCAAAATGTGACTGGCGGCAAATCTGTTGGATATGTAGCATCATATGATAGTGAAACGAAAGTTCTGAAATATATTCAAGACAGGTCTTTATATTTCAACCAAACAACTTTAGATCAAACTGATTACATTGGTATTTCAACCGGTGGTAAAGTTTTAAGTTTTCAATCTTCAGCAAACGCAGTAACTGGAACTAGTGGTTTTACTGGTTCTATAGACACTAACTTTACCGGTATTAGTACTAATCCAACAGGAACTAAAGTTATTAACTTGGGTGTTAATTTTGCAAACGGTCTTGCTTCTCCAGAGATAAATAAAGGCTCAGGGGAAATTATTTACCTGGATAATAGACCCCTGATTTCTAGAAACACACGCCAAAAAGAAGATATTAAAATTATCCTGGAATTTTAAAAAATGCCACAGAAAACTAATCTCAACATTAATCCATATTATGATGATTTTGATATCAACAAGAACTTTTACAGAGTTCTTTTTAAACCAGGATATCCAGTTCAATCTAGAGAACTGACTACACTTCAGTCAATTCTTCAGAATCAAGTAGAATCGTTTGGTAGTCATATATTTAAAGAAGGATCCATGGTCATACCTGGATCAATTACATTTGATGATAAGTATTATTCTGTAAAAATTAACGCAGAGCACCTAGGGTTAGATGTTTCCCTTTATATCGATAAACTTATAGGAATAAGAGTTGAAGGGCAAAATTCTGGCGTAACTGCAGTAATTAAAAACTACAGTTTACCTTCAAATGATAATGTTGAGGAAGTAACTCTATACGTTAAGTATACATCTGCTGGTTCAGATTTTGAGACAACTGAATTTGAAGATGGTGAATTACTTATCCTTCTCGATGGAATACAGTATGGAAACACATCAATTAATGTTGGAGACACTATTGCAACTTTAATTGATACTGGTTCATGTACAACTGGTTCTGCTGTCGGATTGTCTGCAGGTGTTTACTTTATACGTGGAACTTTTGTAAATGTTCCCAATTCTTTAATTGTTTTAGAACCATATTCTAACACACCAACATATAGAGTTGGTTTGAATATTTTAGAAGAAATTGTTACATCAAATGATGACCCATCTTTAAATGATAATGCTAGAGGGTTTTCAAACTATGCAGCTCCTGGAGCAGACAGATTAAAAATAAGTACAGTTCTTGCTAAAAAGAGCATCAATGATTTTGATGATAAGAACTTTGTAGAATTAATTAGAATTGATAATGGAATAATTAAAAAGTTACAGGACAAATCTGTATACTCAATTATAAAAGACTACTTTGCAAAAAGAACTTATGAAGAGTCTGGCGACTATGCACTCAAGAACTTTGAAGTCGCCGCTTTAAACTCATTAAACGATAGAATTAAGAACGAAGGAATATATTTACCAACTCAAAAAACAGAACAAGGTGCAGAACCATCGGATGATTTATTATGCTATAAAGTTTCCCCAGGAACTGCATATGTTCGCGGATATGATATCAATATTCCAGCATCGACAATTTTAGATGTACAAAAACCAAGAGATACTCAAACTGTAAATACTGCTCTTGTACCATTCGAACTTGGTAGTTTACTTAGAGTCAACAATACATCTGGTACACCATTCGTAGGAATTCACACTGGTGGAAATACGGTAAAACTTTTCAATCAAAGAAAAGGTGTATCTGGATCTGGAACTACAGCAATTGGTGATGCAAGAGTATATACATTCAATCTAACAGATTCTGCATACCAGAATACATCATCTTCATGGGATCTTTATCTCTTTGATGTACAAACTTATACTGAGTTGATTATTAACCAATCCCTAAACTCTGGCGATTGTCCTGTAGGTTCTTATGTAAAGGGTTTGAGTAGTGGTGGTTCTGGATATGTTGTAACTGCGCCTTCTGGAACAACTTTAACTTTAACTCAAACATCTGGAACGTTTATTGTTGGCGAACAAATTACAATCAACGATACTCTAGTCAATGCTCGTTCTGTTGTTTCAGTTAGAGCATTCTCCACCGAAGATATTAAATCAGTTTATCAAAATGCTGTAGGTATAACACCAGCACTGAAGACCGCATTTTCTGCAGATTCTTCTCTGTTTAGAAAAATTCCATTTGGGTTCAATGCAACAGATAAGATAACTGTAAACTCAGCAGGCATAGTTACATGCCCAGGTAAGTCTTTCTTAGGAATAAAAACAGATTCAATTATTAGATATCAAAAGACTGGTGTATCTACTAATGTAAGCACATTTAATGAAGTTGTTTCTATCTCTGCTGATGGATACACAATGACGGTCAGTGCTGTTCCATCAGTTAATGGCGTTTGTGATGGTACATTACCATCATCATCAGAAACAACTACCTTCAGTCTTGGAGTTCCAGATTTTAAAAATACAGAAAAGTCTGGTCTTTATACAAAATTAAATCAAAGCAATATATCATCAGTAAATCTATCTGGTTCTAATTTAATTGTAACATCTCAAGTTAGGGAAGTTTCAACCAATAGTACTGGAACAGCAACTATAACAGTTTCCAATACAGGAATTTCAAGTGCTTTCTTTGAAGCATATGACGCTGAAAGATATTCAGTTTTCTATTCTGATGGAACTATTGAAGACTTATCTTCAGATCAGTTTGTTTTAAGTGTTGATGGAACTCAAATAACAATAAATGGTCTTAGAGCAAGTCAGAGTTCAAACGTAACAGTCAATACAACTTTAAGAAAGCAAGTTCTAACTAACAAAAACAAGACTTTTGCTAGAAGTAGAACGTTAAATATCACAAAAACTAATAATGGATCTACAGCATCTGTAAGTGGTTTAACGACAAGTCTATTTTATGGTACAAGAATTGAAGATAATGAGATATCTTTGAATGTTCCTGATGTTGTTAACATCGTATGTGTATATGAATCTCTCAACACTTCAACACCTATTTTAGATCGACTAACTTTCCCATCAGGTCTAGGTTTAGACTCAAATGCATTTATTGGTGAAAAAATTATTGGAAGTAACAGTGGAGCAGTTGCCCAAGTCGTAACTTTACCAAGTTCTGGTAATGAAGTTGACTTTGTTTACTTAAATGGATCAAAATTTGATTCTGGAGAAGCAGTTACTTTTGAAGAGTCAAATATTACTTCATCAATTCAGTCGATAACAGTTGGAAGTTATCTTGATGTAACAAGCAGATTTACTTTAGATAAAGGTCAAAAAGAGCAATATTATGATTATTCAAGACTTGTAAGAGTACAAAATACTCCAGCACCATCAAGACAACTTTTAGTTGTTTTCAATTATTATAATGTAGCAACCAATCAGCAAGGCGATATCTTTACAGTAAATTCATATGATGCTGAAAGATATACAAATGATATTCCACTACTTCAGAATGGACTAAGAGCGACTGATGTTCTAGATTTCAGACCAAGAGTATCTGAATTCACTTCAACATCACAGTCTCCATTTGCATATGGAACTAGGTCTTTTGTAGTTTCGACAGCATACTCTGCTATCACTCCAAATGAAAGTTCTTTACTTGGATATTCATTCTATCTACCAAGAGTTGATAGAATAATTTTAGATAAACTAGGACAGTTCTCTATTGTTAAGGGAGTTTCTGCTTTAGAACCAAAAGCTTCTTTAAACATTGAAGAAGCGATGGATATTGCTACTATTTACTTACCAGCATATCTTTACAATCCACAAGACGCCAAGATAACCTTGGTTGATAATAGAAGATATACGATGAGAGACATTGGTTCTCTTGAAGATAGAATTGAAAACCTTGAGATAACAACGTCTCTTTCACTTCTAGAGGTTAACACTAAGACTCTACAAATTCAAGATACTGATGGTCTATCAAGATTTAAAACAGGATTCTTTGTCGATGACTTTAAAAATAATAGTTTAATTGATAAAACAAATCCAGATGTAAAATGTGATGTAAACACAACTGAAGGTAAACTTATACCTTCAACAGATTTCTGGTCTTTAAAATTACAACCAGCTTTAGCAACAAACCTTGATCCATCAACCGCAGACTTTTCTACAAATCTCAATCTTCTTGATAATAATGTAAGAAAAACTGGAGACCTAGTTACACTAAACTATGAAGAAACTGGTTGGTTGGAGCAACCATTTGCAACTCAAGTTGAAAATGTAAACCCGTTTAATATTGTAGAATATACTGGCGGAATTACTCTCAATCCTTCTTCAGATAACTGGGTAAGAAATATTTACATTGAAAATAAAAGAACAGTATCTGATGGATCAATAGGAAATGCTGGAGATAGTTATGACTTTGTAGAAAGCGTTCAGGTGAGCAGTGAGCCAGATCCATTTATGAGATCTAGAAACGTTGAGTTTAGATCTGCTGGACTGAGACCATTAACAACACATTATTCATTCGTCGATGATATAAGTTCAATTGATATTGTACCCAAGTTACTTGAAATCTCAATGGTTTCTGGTTCATTTAATATTGGAGAAGATGTTGATGGATTTATTGGTTCCGAAAAGGTTATTTCTTTCAGAACTGCAAAACCATCTCATAAAGCAGGAACTTATAATAGTCCAACTTCAGAATATAATGCAAACCCATATAACAAGGCACAAATTTTACCATCTGCATATTCTGCATCTTCTACAGTACTAAACATTGATACATCTTCATTAGCAGAAGAATCAATAACAAAATATGGTGGATATGTTAAGATTGGTGTTAAACTTGTTGGAAAAACCAGCGGTGCTGTAGCGTCAATATCCAATGTTAGACTCATTACAGATACTTTTGGAGACCTGATAGGATGCTTCTTTATTAGAGATCCAAACACAACTCCAGTTCCACTGGTTAGAATTAGAACAGGGGAAAGATTATTTAAATTAAATCAAAATTCAGAAAACGTCAAACCTCTACCTGGAGATAAAACATCAATTTCTTCAGCACAAACGACTTATACTGGAACTGGTATAATTCAAACTCAAATTACAAATATAGTTCAGGTTAGAAATCCACCCCCACCACCCCCACCACCACCTGCTGGCGGCGGCGGAGGTGGAAAAGATCCACTTGCACAATCATTTACTGTAGATGAGACTGGAGCATTCTTGACTTCTGCAGATGTTTATTTTGCAGAAAAAGATCCAAACGAAAGACTATTTGTAGAACTTAGAACTGTAGAACTAGGAACTCCAACAGGTCAATTAGTTGCAGATTATGCAAGAGTAATATTGGAACCAAGTCAGATAAACGTTTCATCTGATGGAACTGCAGTCACCAATATTAAATTCCCATCCCCAGTTTACTTACAACCAAACGTAGAATACGCTTTGGTATTCTTAGCACCATCTTCAGATAAGTATAAGATGTGGATAGCAGAGATGGGTAAGAAGACTGTTAATACCAGTAACTTACCATCTGCAGAAAGTGTTGTTGTAACCAAACAATATGGTGGAGGAAGTCTATTTAAGTCTCAAAACGGAACTATTTGGACTGCAAACCAGTTTCAAGATCTTAAGTTTAAACTCTATAAAGCTAAGTTTACTTCCAATAAGGGATCTATGTGGTTCTATAACCCACCTCTTATCCCAGAATCATCTGCAATTGCTTATCTGAATGATAACTCAATTACTACCTATCCTAGGAAACTAAAAGTTGGTATTACAACTACCAGCGTCATGAACACAATTCTTGTTCCAGGAACTAAGGTAAGTTATGGTTCTGTTTCTTCACCTGGTTCAAGTGGATATGTAGAACTTGCTGGTGGACCACTATCTACAGTTTCAATTGCAAATGCGGGTCTAGGATACTCTGGAGGTTCTTCAGGTGGAACCTATACAAACGTTCCATTATACACAATTACTGGTAAAGGATCTGGTGCAACTGCAACAGTAACCGTAACAACTGGTGGTGTCGTAAATACTGTAAGTATTGCTAACACTGGAAATGGTTATGTTGTTGGAGATATTATTGGTGTTACAACAAGTAATGTTGTTAAAGGTACTGGAGCAAGAATTTCAGTTTCTGCTATCGGTGGTTTAGATACTCTATATCTAACTAATGTTCAAGGTGAGTCATTTACCAATAACCAACCACTCATTTACTATAGTGGCGCAACACCAGTTGCTACAGCAAGTACCGTTATAAGAGGATCATCGACTGAAATTGACGCATTATATTCTGGTAATGTTGTTGAAGTTCGTCAGTTTAACCATGGTATGCACGCCGACAACAATGTTGTAGAAATCAAGAATATTCTTCCAGATACAGTACCAGTTCAGTTGACTTCTGATGTTACCATTAGTAGCACCAATATTTCGATAGCAAATACAAATTCATTTGCACAGTTTGAAGGTATTAGCACATCGAGAGGATACGTTAAAGTCAATAATGAGATTATGTACTACACTTCAGTTAACTCTGGTTCTGGTGGTGCTGGAACACTTGGAATTTCAACAAGAGGTGTTGATGGGACTGCGATAACAAACCATGCATCTGGTGATGCCGCATTTAAATATGAACTCAATGGAATGTCGTTGACTAAGATTAACACAATTCATAACTTACCATCTAATGCATCACTTAAAGCACGTAGAGGTCTAGATGTTTATCATCTAGAAGTCAATAGACTTGGTAGATCCACTGGAGATTCTCAAGTAAGTTTCACCAATGAAAAAGTTGTTGGTGGAAAACTCATTTCAGCATCTCAAAACTACCAATTCTCTGGAGTTGAACCTTATATCAACACCATTACTCCAGGTAAGAATACTACAGTTAATGCGGAAATTAGAACGGTAACAGGTACAAGTTCTGGAGGAACAGAAGTATCATTCCAAGATAAGGGATATGAAAATGTTCAACTTAATAAGATTAACTTCTTACCAGAACCAAGACTTGTATGTTCCCAACAAAATGAAACAAACAGACTATCATCACTACCAAGAAATAAATCGTTCACATTAAAAGTGAATATGAGTAGTGATGATGCAAATCTTTCCCCAGTACTAGACTTACAAAATGCATTCTTGATTCTTTCCAGAAATAGAGTTAATAACCCTATTTCAGATTATGTTTTAGATAATAGATCTAAATTAATTACTGGAGATCCACATAGTTCGGTTTACATCTCCAATAGAGTTGATCTTAAGCAACCAGCATCATCTCTTAAAGTTCTTGTTTCCGCTTATAGACCGGCAGAGGCAGACTTTAGAGTTCTGTATAAGTTGTACAAGACAGATTCTAGTGAAGTGGATCAATCATTCGTTCTATTCCCAGGATATGATAACCTGAAAGATACTGATGGTGATGGTTTTGGCGATCTTGTAATTGACTCCTCTAATAATAGTGGTAGATCTGATGCTTTTGTACGTCCAAGTAACGCTGGAGAGTTCTTAGAGTATCAATTTACTGCTGATAACTTAGACATATTTACTGGTTTTGCAATTAAGATCGTAATCAGTTCTACAAACGAATCTAAATCACCAGAGTTTAAGGATCTAAGAGTTATTGCACTAGCATAATGATACCAGTAGAAGGAGACAAAAATCTCTTTAGAGATGAGAATAGTGGAGCAATTGTTAATTGCGATACAACAGGTTATACACAATATCTTAAAATGAAAGGTGAAAAAAAGAAGCAACGTGAAGAGATTGAACAGATCAAAAAGGATATTGATGAAATTAAATTTTTATTGAAGGAGTTGGTAAATGGATCCAGATCAAATTAATTTAGAAAACTTGAGCAAAAGTTTTGAATATTTTAAATATGCATCAGAGATAGATTCTGTAACTGATGTTGAAACATTACGGAACATTGCAAAATGTTATTACAAACTTTATTTAAAGCAACAGGAGGTTGTTTCTAAACTTGGATCTGTTGGGTTGGAAGGAATATAAATATAAATTAGATCCTGAAAATCTGTATAAATGGCTGAAATAAAGGTCCGAGTAGGGCAACAAAATGCGGTAAAGGTCATATCTTCACTTGCTGGCGCTCAAGGATTGTCTTTATCAGAACTCAGTGATGTAAACGCCACAAATTTATTAGATGGTATGGTTCTTGTTTATAATGGATCTACTAAAAAGTGGGATGCAACGCTAACTTTAACACCTGGAGCAACCCAGAATTTGGACATCAACGGAGGTAACTTTTAATGGCAAGTATTATTAGGATCAAAAGATCCTCTGGTACTAGTAAACCATCAAGTCTAAATTGGGGTGAATTAGCTTACGTAACAGGTATCGGTAGTTACGGTGGTGTTAATCAATATAAAGATAGAATTTTTGTCGGAGATGATGGTAATAATGTAAATCCAGTTGGTGGATATTATTACGCCTCTATGATGGAGCACTCTCCAGGTGCTATTGATGGTGTATCAAATACTAGAAATAGTGATGGTGGTATTGTTGCTATTCTTGATAACAACAGAAAAGTAGATCAGTGGAATGTTGATAACCTTAGGTTAGATGCTAACACGCTATCATCAACTAATACTGATGGTAATATCATCATCGATCCAACTGGAATTGGTAGCGTAGTAATTCCAGACGATACTTATCTAACATTTGGTGATGATAAGAACGTAGGAATGCGCTACGATGAAGCGGCAGACAATCGTTTTGAGATTGAGGGTGCTGACTGGTTTTTTGATGGTGGCGTTCAGATTACAATTGGAGATACTACAGAATCAACATCTAAGGATAATGGTGCATTAGTTGTTGAAGGTGGTGTTGGTATTGAGAAGAATCTGAATGTTGGTGGAACGATTAGTGTTAGTGGAGCATCAATATTTGATTCTGTAAAGATTGAAAATAATGTTATTTCAACATTACCTAATTCTGGAGACACACTTTACATTGATCCATATCCAGATGGTTTAAGTAATGAAGGTACAGTTGTTATTAAAGGTAACCTGCACGTTGATGGAACTACCACATCCGTAAATTCCACAGTTTTATCAATTAATGATCCAATAATTGTTATTGGTGACGTAACAAGCGTAAGAAGTGTTATGTCTCCAGTTGCTTCTGGAGTATCAACAATTACCATTGATTCTGTTGTTGGAATTAATACTGGAGATATCATTCAAGGTAGTGCTTCATTACCAAATAGTGGTTTAACTACTATTACAGCATATAATAGTGCTACAAAAATTATTACAATCCAGGGAACTACAACTGCAGGTATTACCACAACTACACAGTTAACAATTACACACGCATTTGATACCAATACAGATCGTGGTATTGCGTTTGATTATAATACTGGAGTAGGCACTGCAAACAATAGAACTGGATTTTTTGGTTACATTGATGGAACTAATGTTGGAAGTTCCGCTACTGCAAGATCATGGACTTATATTCCAGATGCTACTATTACATCACCTGGTAATGTAGCTGGTACTAGAGGTTTCCTTGATATTAGAGGTATCTATTATCAAACAGGTGGATACGACACTCATGGTGTTGTTTACTTTGATGAAAATGGATTACAAACATCAACAAATAATCCAAATGCTCCGACTATTACGTCGAAGCAGATTCTAACCGCAGTTTCTGAAGTTAATTTGACTCTTGGAAGTTCTGTTACAGTTTCTGCTGGTGATATCATTAAGCAAGATACATCAAATGCATATGGTGTTGTAAAAGTTGGCGGAACAGTCTCCACCATTGTCCTAACTGGTGTTGAGGGAAGTTTTACAAACACATATAACTTGAGAAAAGAAGGTAATAATGGTTCTATTCAGAATCTTTCCATAATTCCAACTGCTGTAACTGGTATACATACTAATAAGCCATTCTGGACTTCAACATTAGATGGAGGAACGTTCTAAAATATGAATAAAGAAAGTGAAGTTGATGTTAATGTTTTAGTGCGTTTATATAATCAAAAATTAGCGTTACTAACAAATCAAAATGTTTTATTGGAAGCTAAACTCCAAACTTTAACGGCAGATTTTGCTGAAGAAAAAAATAATCTTCTATCGGCAAATCTTGAAATACAAAATAAATATGATGCATTATTGGAAAGCACCAAAAAAGAAGGTAAGTAAAAATGGCGAAACCATCAACTAGACAAGAACTTATCGATTATTGTCTGAGACGCTTAGGTGCGCCCGTATTAGAAATAAACGTAGACGATGATCAAATTGATGATCTAGTTGATGACGCCATTCAATACTTTAATGAAAGACATTTTGATGGTGTCGAAAGAATGTATCTCAAATATCAGATTACTCAAGCTGATATTGATAGAGGTTCTGCAAGAAATACTTCAGGACCAGGTATTGTTACGACTACAGGTTCTTCATCCATTCCTGGATATGGAACAACAACATTTAATTTTTACGAAACATCAAACTATATTCAAGTTCCAGATTCAGTTATAGGAATTGAAAAAATATTTAAATTTGATACGAGTTCCATTTCTGGTGGAATGTTTAGTATTAAGTATCAGTTATTCTTAAATGACTTATACTATTTTAATTCAGTTGAACTATTACAATATTCAATGGTTAAAAGTTATCTAGAAGATATTGACTTCTTATTAACTACAGATAAACAAGTTCGTTTCAATAAAAGACAGAACAGACTATATTTGGATATTGATTGGGGTGCTCAAAGTGTAGGAAACTATATGGTTATTGATTGTTATAGAGCTCTCGATCCAACTAATTTTTCTAAAATTTATAATGATAGTTTTATCAAAAAATATCTAACTGCATTAATTAAGAGACAGTGGGGTCAAAACTTAATTAAGTTTAGAGGTGTTAAACTTCCTGGAGGTATTGAATTTAATGGTAGAGAATTATATGAGGATGCTGAAAGAGAACTAGAAAATCTGAAACAGGTCATGGCTCTGGAGCATGAGTTACCACCATACGACTTTATTGGATAATGGCACTTAATCCCTTTTTCTTACAAGGAACACCTAGCGAACAGCGTCTACTGCAAGATTTAGTAAATGAGCAGTTGAGGATGTATGGTGTTGAAGTAATTTATATTCCAAGAAAGTTTGTAAAGAGAAAAACTATAATTGAAGAAATACAGTCTTCAAGATTTGATGATAACTTTGCCTTAGAAGCATATGTAAACACATATGATGGATATTCTGGAGCAGGTGATATACTAACAAAATTTGGTATGAGTTTAAGAGATGAGTTACTCATCACAATATCTAAAGAAAGATTCGAAGACTTCATTGCTCCATTTTTAGGTGGTTTAGATGATGGGACTGAAGAATCTGAAATTGAAGTTTCTACTCGCCCAAGAGAAGGAGATTTAATATATTTTCCACTAGGGCAAAGGTTATTTGAAGTTAAATTTGTTGAGCATGAGCAACCTTTCTATCAATTAGGAAAATTATATGTTTATGAACTTAAGTGTGAACTCTTCGAATATGAAGATGAAATCATCGACACTTCTATTGATGAAATTGATACTCAAGTTCAAGAAGAAGGATATATTACAACTTTACAACTAGTTGGTGTTGGTGTAACTGCTACTGCAACAGCATCTGTTGGTACTGGATATATTAGGCAAATTTTCTTGAATAATGATGGTTCTGGATATACTTCAGATCCTATTGTTGCTATTAGCACATCACCAACTGGTAATCCAAATAATAATGCTTCTGCTGTTGCTATCACTACAGTTAGAGCAGGAGTTCGTTCTGTAGAACGAATCTATTTAACAAATGCTGGTGTAGGATATACTGTACCACCTACAATAACAATATATGGTGGAGCAGGTGCAGGAGCAGCGGCAACTTGTTCTGTAGAAACTACATATAATGGTCTTATCAGGTTCATTCTAACAGATGGTGGGGTTGGATATTCAACAACACCAGTAATAACAGTTAGTGCTCCTGGAGTTGCAGGTATTGGTGTAACCGCAGTTGGAATAGCATCTGTTGGTAGAGTTGGTTCCAACGATGTTGTTAGAGCAATATATATATCAAATCCTGGTATTGGATATACTTCAACACCAACTATTACAATTGCAAATCCAACGCTGATAACAGGAATTGGAACCTACCTGTTTAATGAAGTAATTGAAGGAACTAGGTCAAGAACCAGAGCAAGAGTCAAAGAATGGGATAAAGATACTAAGATTCTTAAAATTTCTTTTGTTGGTATTGGAAGCACCACACAAGGATTCCTACCCGGAGAAACTATTGTTGGAAAAGAGTCTGGTGCAATATATTCTGTTCAAACATTTAATCAAATGGATCTTTATGATAAATATAGTCAAAATGATGAAATTGAAGAAGAGGCAGATCTCATTTTAGATTTTTCAGAATCAAATCCATTTGGTAGTTATTAATGTTAGGAACTTACTATTATCACGAAATAATTAGAAAGACAATCATATCCTTTGGTACTCTTTTTAATCAAATTCATATCAGACATAAGGACGGAGATAATAATAATATCAGCGATATGCGGGTTCCATTAGCATATGGTCCCGTTCAAAAGTTCCTAGCTCGTTTAGAGCAACAGTCTGATTTAAATAAACCAATTCAAATTACATTACCAAGAATGTCTTTTGAAATGGTTTCAATTCAATATGATGCAACAAGAAAAAGTAGCATAACTCAAACATTTAAGGTTTGTGATGGTGCAAACATTAAAAAAGTTTTTATGCCCGTACCATATAATATTGGATTTGAACTTAGTATACTTTGCAAGTTGAATGATGATGCTCTTCAAATAGTTGAGCAGATATTACCATACTTTCAACCAGCATTCAACGTAACTGTTGATCTAGTCGATTCAATTGGCGAAAAAAGAGATATTCCAATTACACTAGATAGTATTAATTTCCAAGATGATTATGAAGGAGATTTTTCTACACGAAGAGCACTAATTTATACATTACAGTTTACAGCAAAAACTTATCTGTTTGGTCCAATCGCAGATAGTTCTGAGGGTCTTATTAAGAAAGTTCAAGTTGATCTTTATAGTGATACCAATACGAGAACCGCTAGACGTGAAATGCGTTATGTCGCAACTCCACAAGCGAAAAAAGACTATAATAATGATAATTCAGCATACTTAATCTCAGATGTAAATAATTCATCTCTCGTTTTACAGGTAAATAGTACAATACCATTTACTACCAATGATAGAATAATTATTGGTAATGAAATTATGCTAGTTACCGGTATTGTCGATGCTGATACATTAAATGTTCAAAGAGGATATAATGATACAGCGGCATCTTCACATCTTCAAAGTGCATCTATCAATAGACTTACTGTGGAAGATGATGCTTTAGTCGAAGCAGATGATGACTTTGGATTTAATGAAAACTGGACCTATCTAGGAGACGCCAAAGAGTTTAGCCCAACAAGACAAGTAGACATTTGATGAATAAATTATGTCAAATTACGATGAGATTGATAAAGCTTTGAATATCGAAAGTAGCATTGTAGAAGTAGAAGACACTAAGCCTGAAATAATACCATCTTTGAATGAAAAGCAAGATGATATTAAAAAAGACTACGAATATACTCGTGCAAACTTGTACTCTCTTATAGAAAAGGGACAAGAAGCGATCAATGGTATTATGGAACTTGCTGGAGAGAGTGATAGTCCAAGAGCATATGAAGTTGCGGGACAATTAATTAAAAGTGTTGGCGATGTAACAGATAAATTAATTGACTTACAAAAGAAATTAAAAGATGTAGAAGAAGACACAGTAAAAACCACAAATAATGTCACGAACAATGCAGTATTTGTTGGTTCAACATCTGAGTTGTCAAAATTACTCAAACAAGGTTTTCTAAATAATAAAGAGTAAACATATAGTTTAATGAGTTGGTCTAAAGAATATAAAAAATCAGTAGACTGTGATAACCCACAAGGTTTTTCACAAAAGGCTCATTGTGCTGCTCGTAAAAAAAGAGCAAAGGGTGAAGAGACTCAATCAAAGTCACCATTTACTGAGTCAAAAGAAGTAACGACATATCCTAAGTTTTCGCATAAAACAAAGCATCTTCCGAAATCTCAACATCAACTTGATCCTAATCTTGATATAAAACAATTAGTTCATCATGCAGTTCATCAATATGTTGATAGAGATGCTGATGGTGATATAGATGTGTATGATAAACCAAGTAAAAAAACTCCAGACGAAAATGTAATGAGTGCTCCTGGAGAAGCTCAAAAAAGATCTCTCAAACTTATTGCAAAACAAAAAGGTGAAATGCTACACAGTATGAAGCGTATTGCTTATGAAGAGACTATGCGCGAAGAAGGTCTTCGTGATTGGTTTGGTAAGTCTAAATCAAAAGATGGTAAGTCTGGTTGGGTCAATGTAGTGACTGGTGGAACATGTGCTAGTGATGAACCAGGAGAAGGAACTCCAAAGTGCGTCTCCTCTGCAAAAAGAGCAAGTATGACTAAAGCAGAAAGACTATCAGCGGCAAGAAGAAAAAAAGCAGCAGATCCAGGACAGCAACAAAAAAGTGGTGCTGCAAAACCAACCTATGTTTCTACAGATCCAAAGAAAAAAATGAAGGAAGAACTGGAATTACAGGAAGTAAAAGATAAATCATCCAAAGGCAGCGGCAAAAAAGATGCTTGCTACCACAAGGTTAAGTCACGTTATAGCGTTTGGCCAAGTGCATATGCATCTGGGGCACTTGTGAAATGTCGTAAGGTTGGTGCTGATAGTTGGGGAACAAAGTCAGAGTCTGTTGAAGAAATGAGATATTGTCCTGCTTGTCGAAAAAATGAGACAAAGGAAGAGTGTAAATTTGGTCCAAGATATTGGGAAATGTTTGGACAAAGATTAAATGATCCTCAAATTTTGACTGCAAATCAAATAAAGTATGATCCTAACAGACCTCATCCAGCAAATGAAGAAAAGGACCATGAGTATTCAATGGCTCGCTCTGAACTTTCAACCATTATTTCTGCTGCTAGACGTTTAAAGAAGAAAATGAAAGGTGAAGGTAATATTGAAGCATGGGTACAATCAAAAATTACTAAAGCAGCAGACTATATTGATACCGCAGCAGATTATGTTGAAAGTGGTGAGCACAATGTTGATGAAGGAATTATTGTTCAAAACTCTGATGGTAAAGATACCGTTCAGTTTATTGATATTATAGGACCAGAACCACTTAAACCATCTCAAGGAATCGGTAGTCAATTGATTGGTGAGGCA